AGTGTACGCCTACAGATTAAAGATGAACTTGGCAATGTACTTTCAACTACAACACAAACTCGCACAGATACAACAGGTATTAATGGTGTCAATTACTCTGACAGTCTTACATATACAGGTACAGGCAGTAGAGTAGGTAATATATATCTCAGTGGTGAGGATGCCAATGCACCAGATAATCTCGGTGGTCCCAATGTAGATAACATATCAGTTACTATGACATATGATCCAACAGTATTAAGCATAGCTGAGACAGCAATTATAGCTACAGCATTCGAGGAGATAGAAGAAGTACTAACTATGGTTAGTCCAGAAGAATTATTTATATACGAAGAATTTATAGTAGAGGAGTTTATACCCTTTGAAGAACCAGAGATATTAACTGAAATGTTTAGTGAGGTTTATATTGAAGAAGTAGCAATAGAAGAAATCAATACTGGTGTCGTTAATGTATATACATTAGCACCACCTGAACAATTAATAGAGATAAGTCCTATAGCTATGATAGAAACATTTGAAGAAATGCCTATCGTCCCTATAGAAATGTTTGAAGAAATACCAATGGAGGTAACATATGGTAATCAGGAGACAATCGAGGAAATCTCAACAGAAGTCGAAGTCCCAGAAGAAAGAGTTGAAACTAACGAGACCGTTAACAACGAGACAAGAGTTGAAACAGCTGAAAGCACAGAAGAAATCCAAAACACTAGCAGAGGAAATGAACGAGAATCAGCAGTTGAAAGCAACGAAGTTAGTAGCACAGGGGGAGAATCCAACGAGGAAAGTGAACCTATCGTCAGAAACGAAAGCTCAGAACAAACTGAAACAAACGAGCAAGTTGCTGAAGAAACCACAGAAAGTACAGAAACTAACGTGGGCAGAAGAGATGAATCAGAAAGCAGAGAAGATGAGACAGCAGTTAGAGAAACAGCAGGAGATACGGATACAGAACAGCCTGTTGTACAAGCTGATACAGAAACTGAAACGTCTGTTTCGATTGACGTAGCAGATATAGAATCTCAGGTAGCTCAGACAGTTACATCTGTTAACGACAGGCTAGTTGCTACTCAACAGATAGTAGCTAGAGCAATGTCTTCTCAATCTGTTGACAGTTATACATCAAAGAATAATAATATACTTATACAACCATTGATTGATGGAGGTAACATAGATGATTATGCTAGAAGAAATTACTCAGATGATAGACAATTATATGCGTCAGCTCAGGATCCATATCAGGACAGTATGGTTCAACGTAAAGAAAAAATTGATGAAGCAGTAAGTAATCGTATAAGAGCAGAAGAACATCTAAGGAGAATACGTGGATATTAAAACAATAGCAGGAATCGTAGGTTTAGTTATAACTATTGGTTCACTCTTTGTATTTCAAGGTCAACTAATACAAAGGATTGATGTGCTTGAATCACAATCAGCACCTGATATCAAACCTTTGGTACAAGATATAGCAATTAACAAAGCTGAAATTGCTGTACTTAACGCTGTTGTAAATGAGATGAAAGCTAGGTCAGATAATCCTTTGAGATAGTGGGTTCCTCCGCTATCTCTTTGGTCTACAGTTCTGACCAATCTACATCTATGCTTGATAGAAATTGCCACTCTTGAAATAGTTCTTCTTCTGTTACATTGTATGTCTTTTCAAAACCTCTGCGCCCTAGACCATGATATCCCTCATGACTTCTGTGGTGTCTGACGCATAATGGTATACATAGTTTCCCTCTTTGCGACATGCCTTGTCCTTTTCTTAGGTGATGTATTTCAGTGTTTGTCGTTTGTGGTTTTTTGCATTTCTTTTTTCTTATTCATTAGTCAAACAAATCTTTTTGTTTTTCTTGATGATAAGATCACTTTTTATTAATGCATCAACCACTTTCCAAGCATGAGAGCGACTGGATAACTTGCAATGCTGCGTTATCTCTTTGTATGTTGGACTATATCCACTGATATTTATGTATCGTTTGATATAGTTGAACACTTCTGTTTGTTGCCTAGTCATCAGAATGGTATGTCATCGTCTGATGGTATGTTATCGTCTGAGGGTTTAGGTGGAGTGGGGTCAATTTTACCCTCAGACTTTTCTCTTACACTATCCAGCATAAGAATCTCTCCTCCGAATGCAACGACTATCTGAAATGTAGGCTTGCCATTGTATTCATCTTGTTCTAATGAACCTTGTATATATACCTGCATACCTTTAGTTAATTTAGATTCAAGGTTCTCTACAATCTTACTATTCCAGACGATTACATTCCACCATACAGTTTTCTTTTTGTCACCATATCCTTGATTAGTTGCTACTGATAAACGCATATAACGTTTACCCTCTTTTGTATCACCAGCGACTGGGGGGTTACCCAGTCTACCGATGACAGTTACTTGATTAAGATTTGCCATGTTTTATTATTGCCTCCATCTTAGTTGTTGATGGTTGTTTGAAATCATCTGCTTCTGATTCAGAGTATAGATATGCATGTGCATTGAGCAGTTTAAGTATGCATCTATCTACTGCACGTTTCTCTGCCATTGCATATGGGTATGAGTTCATTGTGTTCTTGCTACTGCTCTCACCCAATGATTCAACAACCCTGTCATCTGATTCAGCAATACATTTGACTACAACATCTGGACTAAAGTTAAGTACTTCTAGTTTCCATGTGTATTTCTCCTGAGCTGCAATCTTTTCTAATGCATTGTGCTTTATAATCCATGTAGATTTACCACCTCTAGCTAAATCCCAGAAGTCATTGCTGTCAAGTTTGTATTGTTCTTTAAACTTTTTGATAAGGTCTTGTGTATAGTTACTCATTAGATTGTTCCTCCCTAATGGTTAGTCGATTGTTTTTGCTACGTTTGATGACAATGCCACCGCCTGTAACTTCGTATGCATCATCTGGAACAAGCTCCTTGATGGTGCTTTTTGATTCATCATGTAACTTAACGTATGGTTTAGTTTCATGATATTGTTTTACTGCTTTCTTGTAGATTGTATTGTCAGAAAAGTCTACTCTACGCATACCACTTAGTTTGATATCAGTAGGTGCTTTTACTTTAGCTCCAAACAAACTATCAAGATGATTGCTAGGTAGTTTTTTGTCATTAACACAATCCCAAAAAATTGTTTCAACACTTTTAAGTTGCATTTGATATGTTGGATCGCTAGTTATTATTGTAGATTCCCAACGACCATTGCCAAATATAACTGCAAGGTGAATCATATCTCTATCAGTATGCATCATGTAGTGTTGTAGCTGTGGGTAGTAGTTTTGTGCTACTAACTCCATACGATTACGGTCTGATGTGTGTTTACATTCTACTAATTGATTATCTTGTGTAACACCATCAAGGTTAGATGCCATGAATCCATCTGGTTTAACAATAACATCTCTTGTTATGTCAGTATCAAGCTCACGTTCTAGCCATTGTATATTGATATGCTCAGTAGCTATACCAATCTGTACTCTTATGTTATCTGATAAATCTTCTGGAGTTTGTTTGCCAATCTTTTCTAGATATAAAGTATCCCATTGATTGCCTACAGTTTCCCAGTCTTGCTTATCAAGTCTGTATAGCAAACGATTAGCATCAGATCCACCAATGAAATTGTTTCTATTATATTTTTTTTCCTGTGTAGGAAAAGGTATTACGTTTGTCATAGTTCCTCCTATGTATTGATTGTACTACTTTTGTTCTACTAATGACAGCTTATATTTGCCTAGAGTATGGAAGTGATTGATTGTTTTGATGAGCCATTTCTTATGTGTGTCATAGTATGGATTGCATATATCAATGAAGTCTTTAGGCAATGGCAGTCTTGGATACTTGTAAGAACATAATAAGTTATGTGCTGCATAGTCCAATACAAACTGTGGATAAACTTCTAATATATCGAAGTAAGTATGTAAACCAAAGTCATCTGGAACCTTGACTTGAAACGTACTAGCTACACGCTCAAGAGTAAGAGCAATACCTTTATGTGTAGCCTTACTCATTGTCTGTGCAAAGACATCAATCATTGCCATTGCTGATTCATCAATCTCCTTGTTTGATACGAAGTCGTTTGACTTTGCTATCAGCTTGTCCTGTATCTCTTGACTGCGCAACTCCAGAGATTCTACTCCTTCGATTCTGAATCTCTCTGGTACCTGTTGCAGTATGCCCTTTGCTTTCATGGGACTGTTTGTATTCAACGCAACGTCTGATCCACATTCTAAAACTTGCGTTCCAATCTGCTCTAATCGCTCCATTGCTGAGATAATAGTCGATAAATTTTTCTTGCTCATAATCTATGTCCACCTCTGGATAGTTTGTTCTCATTTTATTTTCAGTGTGTGAAGATGGTTCCCATTCTTCTGTTATTGGTTTTAGTTTGCTCATTGTTTCTCCTTAGAATAATGTGTGTTGTTGTTGATTGTCATGAACAATCTGGTCAAGAATACTTTTAGCAGTCTTTACCCATTCATCACGCATGGATTGTTTGTGTGTACTCCAAATGTCTGGATACTTATGAGGTATAGCGTATCTGAATTCTAAAGTAGTTTCTTTAGGTGATACTTTGTACTCCCAAACACACCCACCAAATGGTTTGTAAGTATCATCATGAGATATAACTCTGCTCGGAATATCTTCATGACATATACAGCCACGAAACTCCAAGCCTGTTTCACCCCACGATACTGCTTGTATATCAATTAAGATATCACTTGCAGGTATAGACTTAGATTGTCTCATAGTAGCTACTAAGTCTAACCCTTTCCATTTGAAGTAAACAAGTCTAATTGTTTTCATGTCTTGCTTTATCTTCTTCATGTTCCTTTAGGTCAGCAGCTTTTTCTAATAGCTGAATAAAAGATTCAAGCAATAATAGTTCTTTGCTTGTCTCTAGTTGTTTTTTAGTTAACGCCGTTTGATAACCTTTACAATAAAACTTATCCCAGTGCAAGCTCATGCTTGATTGGTCTAACAAGTTTCTTTCTTCATTGCTTGTTGGATCTACTGCATGTGTTAACAGTTCTTTCATACTACTCATATTGTTCCTCCAGATGTACACCTATGTATGTCAGTACATAGGTATATAACATCTCGTTACTTCTATACACCATGTATAGAATTCATTAAGGATAGACAGGAAAACTAGCCATAGAAACCTATCTATCCCACTACCTATCACTAGGTAATTCATTAATTTTTACTATGCTAACTTGGTCATACCCTTTGCTTATCCAATCATCATAGTCTCTTTTAGCATCTTTATAGTTAGTGTAATAATCATCTACACCACCTACCCATACTATATATTTATATTTATTTATATGTTCCATAACATATCTCCTTGTTAATTCATTAAGGATAGATTGCAAAGCACTAGCTCACCGTTGATACGCCTTGCTAGTCAAGAAGATATATTATCTTACTGCGTATCGGGTGTGTAATTACAACCTATCCTAACATGCTGAGTAATAGTACCTTACTCCTCAGACTTACAGTTCATTATGCGTTGCTTTCCAATTAATATAATGTTCAATGTCTGGTGTATAATCATGTAGACTAGCGACACTATCTCGCAACTGAAAGAAACCCTCATTATCTAGGTAATCCATTAGCATTCTAGAATAAAAAGGTTTGTAATTGTTATTGATTTTGAATTGATCTCCAACAGTATCGACATCAATGTTAAATCTAATGACACCTAATATTGTTTCTATATTGTAATGCGCCTTGCCTTGTTTCATAAGATGTTTGCTATACTCAACCACCTTATGGAAAACTATAGGATTGTTTTTGTGAAACTTTCTAAAATTATCAGCACTCATTTGCATCTCCTTATTAATTTAATGTTTTACGTAACAGACAATCTGTTACTCCTATATATTTCTTGTAGTAAATGCCATACGTTACAAGGTCAAGTCCTGTTACTTGACCGGCAATTAATCTTCTCATGCGTTTACGTGATAGACACAATCTATATACATACATATCATTCATGATGCTAACCCATATTTATTAGCAACAAGCTCCCTACATTCTTGCAATGTATGTTTGTTTGATTCAAATAATATGTCACGTT